GTAGTGCTATCATATTTGGATCTTCTGGAGATATGGAAGCTGGTTGTCAGTATTTCTTTGAGATGTTTACAAATCCACGTAAATATAATTGCTTAGAATTTGATGATCCAGATAATCCACAAATTAAAATTGGTTATTTCTCAACAGCTATAAGAGGTCGTTGGGGATTATGTACTAATCCTAATTCAATCTGGTATAAACAACCAATGGTTGATGAAGAGGGTAATTCAAATGAAGTTGCAGCATATGATGATATCATGTGGTTGCGTGAAAATGCTAAAGGTGGTAATGATCATAAAGCTCTTCATAATATTATAACTCAATTCCCTCTAACATATAAAGAGGCATTCTTAAGAAATAAGGGTGCACTGTTTGCATCTCCTGAGATGTTAGAATGGTTAGGGAAAGTAGAAACTACGCCCTCACTAAGAGGTGAGGCTCAACGTGGTAAATTAGTTTATGGTGAAGATAATAAACTAGAATGGAAGATAGATGAGAATTTAGAACAGATTGTTGATTTCCCTGTAAAGGCAGAGAATAAGAAAGATGGTTGTATAGTTATTTGGGAACATCCTGAAAGAATAGATGGAGTAGTTCCACACGGATTATACCTTGCTGGAAATGACCCTTATGACCAAGATCAATCTACAACTAACTCTCTAGGTTCTACGATTATCTATAAAACTTTCCTTAATGCTGACTCACTTTATGAGATGCCGGTAGCTGAATATACCGCTCGTCCAGCTACGGCAGAAGAACATCACGAGAATGTGAGAAAGCTTCTCCTATATTATAAGATAATAAAAAACTTTTGTTATCTACTTTAGTTTTTGATGTTACGTTTGTTTTGAATGTTGCTTTCATAATTTCTATTTGTTTTATTTTGTTATACAAATATACATCATTTATACATTATGTAACACATTATAAATGTTAAAGTTTTGTTAAATAAAAAACCCACTGTTTAAGTGGGTTAATAAGTGGGTGAATTAATTTCCTAAAACGGAACGTCAGAAACAGGTTCATTTACTATTGCTGATACTGGAGCTGATTGCTCTGCTTTATTTATTCTCCATCCTTGAATAGTATTGAAATAAACAGTTTCTCCCTGTGGATTCGTCCATTCTCTACCTCTTAAATTGATGTCGATTTTTACATTTTCTCCAATATTAAAGCTGTTTAATAAATCACATTTATCCTGTACGAATTGAATCAAAATATGTTGTGGATATTGTTCGTCTGTAGTGACAATAATGTTTTTACTTTTAAAAGTTCCTTTAATTACTTCGCCTTGAATTTCTTTAATTTTTCCTGATACATCCATGTTTTAAAATTGTTTATTGTTGTTAATTTTGTTTATATATTCCTCTTTGATTTGTATTGCTTGTGATAGTCTATCTATTATTTTATCGCAAATAACATCGTCACGCTCTAATTCTATTGTGTGATGATATTCTAACCCATCTATAATAATATAGTTAAAGAAATAGGCTTTATTTCGTCCAGTACACATCATTTGCATTTGCATTTGATAAAAGTATTTTTGGTCTATTTCGTTGGTTGCTACTAATTTAAAAAAAGTACTTGCTTTAGGACATTTTATTTCTAAAACCGCTTTGTTTCCAACTAAACCGTCAGGACTTGCTCCAGCATCATTTAATAAATTAAAGAAGCCACAATTTTCTACTTCTATAAATTGCAAACTCATCAACTCTTTGAATTTTGCAAACGCTAACGGTTCTAATTCTATCCCTCGCTCCATGTCATACGAAACAAAATTTTCATCAACTTCACCGTACAACTGCTCAATTGCTTTGTCAATAGCATAGCTTTTTCCAGTTTCTCCAAGTCCTTTAATACCCATCAATTTATAAATCTCGGATGCTGAAAAACGCCCAAGTCTTTGTTTTCTCCATTCTTCGCTTCGCTGTTCTATAATTTGTTCCATAAGTCCTCAATTTCTTTAGTGATGTTATAACTCTTTTTTATTTGCTCAATTGTTGCATTTGCTTTTTTTGCGTTTTCAAAATTAGCCTCTGTAAAATTAGGTTTTACTTTTTCAATTGGTTGTAAAGGTTTAATTCTTACGCCATCTGTAATTGCGCCCATCATTTTGACATTTCTATCTACAAATAACTCAATCTTCATTCCTTTCCAATTCTCAATCACGTGACATTCTTTACCGACTAAACCGTTTTTCTTTGCAAATCCAGCTAATATTTTATTATTAGTTGAATTTAGTTTTAGTGGTTTAATAGGCTCAGTAAAATAGCAAAATATACCATCCATTTTAGTACCTGATACATCAACACCAGTTTCATATTTTACTTCTTTAATCGTAAAAATTAACGGCACATTATCCGTTTCCATTGCGTCTAAATCAGCACTTGCAAGGTGTGTTGATTTACGGTATTTCCTCCAATCTGTTTTCATAATTTAATTTTTTTAAGGTTAATTTTTAATAATTCATTCGTTCCTAATTCAGCTAAATCAATACAATATTGCAATTGTTTTTTTGCTCTTTTAATCTTTACCAAAAGTTCTTGATTCCATTCTTGCTGTTCTTCTAATTCTGTTAATGGTGGTAAATCTTCCCAATTAGCAGGATTTAACGGGTCGTGAGTTCCTGTAATGTAGTCGTCTAAGTTCATAATTTCTATTTTTAAATTTCAACAAATATAATACTTTTTTTTAAATAAAATGTAGTTTAGTGTTTTTATTTTATAATTAATTCTTCGTTAGTTAATGCGAAATATAGGTTTTGTAGTTGGTGAACTGATTTTAAAACAATATCGTTTTCATATTCAAGCCACGACTCATTTCCGTTTTCGCATAAATAAATATGCATTCCGTTATTGTTGAAATACACCATATTATCCCAGCCTAACTCTTTTTCAAAACCAAACTTCAATAACCATTCTTCGGTTAGTGGAATTGGTTCGCATTCATTTTCATAATTTTCCGAGTATGTTGAATTTTTCGAATGATAATTGTGTTGTATTGTTTTATAAATAGTACCAAAAACGTATCTTAATTTACTGTCTACATAAATTAAATTTCCTATTCTTAATTCACTTGCTTTCATCTTAACTATTTTTAATAAACAAACTGCATTCAAAAGTGATTCTTTAATTGTCGAAAATAAGCACGTTTTAAGACAAGAAATAATTTTAAATGACATATTTACCTTAAAACCATTTGATACGCTTAAACCTATGATAATTGATGGTAAAAGCTATTTTAATGTAGTTATCACGAATGATAAAAGTAAAATAAATAAAACGGAAGATAAAGTAGAAAATAAAGTTTCAAGTCTAAAAAAAGAAAGCGAAACTAAAATTAAAGAAAGCGAAAAAACCGATAGCACGTTACTGTATATCGGTTTATTTTTCGTATTATGTTTATTTATATTTTTATGGTTTTATCTAAAAGGGATAAGCGTTTTTAACTTTAGGAATTAAATCTTTATACTCCATTTTTATCTTTTCAGCTATTGCATCCCTTATAAACTTACCGACATCAACATTGTAAGACTTCATTTTTTGAAGTGTTTTGTGTTGCGAATCGGAAATTCTTATAACCTTTGTTTTAGTGAGTAGTTTCATAATTGTAATACATTTATAGGTGTTAGCGGATAGTTATAAGAAATAGCTACTATTCGTTTTCAGTAGAAATATAGTCAAGAACTTCCTTAATAGAAATTGCTACTTCATATTCTTCATCATTTATCGCTTCCTGTTCTAATTCTAAAATATCAGATTTAGAAATTTCACCACGTTTATAATGTTCAAGAAGCGTATTTGTATTTTCTTTTACTGCTTCTAATGTTTTTAGTTTTAATTTAAATTCTGCCATAATTACGTTTAGTTTAAATTACCCGCTACTTCTTATAACAGGTGTTTGTAGCTACCAGCCGAAATTATAGGAGCGTGTAGGCTGGCATCTACAAGCACCGATACGTTAGGGAACAGCTTACTCGAAATCTATAACTAGTGATATTTTCATTTTTTTACCCCCATTAAAATAAAGCCTATCTTTGATTTTAACTTCTTTTTCTAAAATATTAGATATTCTTTTTTCTAAATCATCTTGGTTATTAATTCCAATTCTTTCTTTTTGATTATTTGTTATCAAATAACCTTGTTCTAGTTTTTCTATTTCAAAAATGGATTCGTAAATCATAATATTTAGTGTTAAAAAGCCGATTCCCTAACAGCTAGTACAACTCACTAGGGCATTGTGCTTTTGGTTATATTGTTTTGTAATTGGTATTGTTCGTCGCATCGGAAAGTAATTTGCTTACTTATCCCTAGCGTGCTGTACTAGCGAAACGTTATCGATAATTGCTACATTCATTTTCAAAAGAGTGATTATTGCGCAACGTCATGTCTTAACCATCTTTATTATTTCATCAATTCCCATTTCTTTCGCTTTTTCTAAAAGTTCTAAAACATCCTCCGAACTATATACTTTTAAATCATGCCATCCCCTGTCTGGGGTAAAAATTCTTGTTTTCATTGTAATATACTTTTTAAATAGTTAGGGTTTATTTCTAAAATAATTAACGAAATTATACTTAAAATTAAGCAGGATATTGATACAATGCCTAATATTAAGAAGATTGTTTTTTCTTTTTTCATGGTTTTAAAATTTCATAATTAACTTCAATATCTTTTAAAGGCTTGTCGAAATTAGGGTCGCTTAATCTTACTTTAAAAGCAAGTTCTTTAACTTTCTTTAATTCGTTATTTAATCTTAAATTCTCTTTTTCTAACGCCTTTATTTGAAGCATTAAAAAATCCTGATGTTGTTCTTGTGCGCTCATGTTATTCTGTTATTTTGGTTAGTAGTTCGTTTATTTCTTCATTA